AAGACTTCCCTGCGCTCAAAACTGAAATTGATGGAACTCAATTCACGATTGACAGCGAGCGGTTGAAGGGTATTTTTGAAACTTGCTCCGGTGCGATGTCAACCGAAGAAATCCGCTATTATCTGAACGGTATTTATGCCCACAGCCAAAACGGGCATTTGAAACTTGCGTCCACAAACGGCCATATTTTGTCAACATTGTATTGCGAAGATTTGGCATATGATGGGCCGGGGGTTATTATCCCGTCTGGTAATATCGCGCAAATCATCAAGATGATGGTTGGATACAACGGGCCGGTTAACGTGACGATTGGCGAAACCCAGATCGGATACGAATATGGCAATACTCTTTTGTATACAAAGGTTGTTGATGGAACATTCCCCGATTACATGCGCGTTATTCCGACGAACAATGACAAGATAGTGCGGTTTACTCGCGCGGATATGGCAGGGGCAATCAAGCGCGCAACTATCCTTGCGGATGAAAAGACGCGCGCAATCAATCTGGACATTGGCAAGGGGCGTATTGTCCTGGCCGTCGCGGCTAGTGACGGCGGAGTGGCAACTGATGAAGTGCCTTGCGTCTATGATGGCGATCCGTTCAAGTATCGCTGCAATGGCGTCTATTTGGCCAATCAGATAAACGCGGTTGGTGATGAAGTCGAGGCCGCATTTTATGACATGGGCGCGCCCATTCACTTGACAAGCGCGTCAAACAAGGGTTATGTTGGCGTCCTTATGGGCATGTGGAGTTAGTAAAATGGACGAACTTGAGAGACTAAAGCAAGAAAACACGGAATTACGCGAAGGGTTGCGAAAAGCGCTTATGCCGCAATGGTTTTACCCGGCGGATGGGTGTGAATACGCTATGTTTGGCCCCGGCGAAGTTGTTGAATATCACGACTTTGCGCCGGGTAAATACGCGATTGAAATAACTTGCGCGCGCCATTTGCCAAGCATCTACTACGCAATTCACGTCTTAACTGATGCGGAACGCGATGAACTTGGCACTGATGAGCACTGCCTAATGGAGGAATTTCAAACTATGGCCGAAGCTGAAAAGAAGATTGGAGTTTAGTCATGGACGAACTTGAAGAACTGGTAAAGACAATATTCAACGGAACGCCAAACGACGCGATGAATTGCCTTGTGCGATATATTGAGTTTGGGGACTGGCTTGATGATGATAGTCAGTTGGATCATATAAACCGGGCTGATGTTTACCGCTATAAGTATGGGCGTAAGTCTTGACTTCAAAATGGCATTCCACCCTTCCCGCTAACTTTCGCTACGAGCCTAACGACAAGTTGGACTTTAGCGAGAGTTATCGGCAACGCAAAATGCTAGTCATGGTGCGGCGATTGTTCCCGGATTACCAGATTGCGCATGTCCCGAATGGCGGCAAGCGTGACAAGATACAAGCCGCGCGATTGAAGGCCGAGGGCGTCCTGTCCGGTTGGCCTGATCTGGTGATTACAGGGCCGGGGCGCTGGGTTGCGTTCATTGAGGTTAAAGATGGGACGGGCGTTTGCAGCGTCACGCAAAAGGAAGTGCTAAGCGGATTTGCCAATAGCGGCCATTATTGCGGGGTTTTTCGCACTGATCGCGCATTGCATGATTTTATGGTTGACATGGGCGCAAAAGTGCGGGTAAAGTTTCCGCATGATTTTATGGAAAGGGGATGAGATGACAAATACAGGAATTGACAACACTGGCGACCGGAACACTGGCGACTGGAACACTGGCGACTGGAACACTGGCGACCGGAACACTGGCGACTGGAACTGTTCGGATTATCATGTCGGATGCTTCAATACGATTGACGCTCAAAAGGCATATTATTTCAATCGCATAATTGACAAATCAGAATGGGATAATTGCGAAAAGCCGAGTTGGATTTACGCACCAAGTCCTACAACTTGGGTTTGTGAGTACGAAATGAGTGATGCGGAGAATGTTGATAATCCGACTTTTCACACTTGCGGGGGGTATTTACGTAAGAATGATATGACCGATGAATGGCGCAAGGCGTATGAAAATGCAACTACGGAAGATATCGAATTGACGCGAAAACTTCCGGGTTTTGATGCAGATGTTTTTCTTGAAATCACTGGCATTGACTTGCGCGTTCATGTGCAGAAAAATCCGCAAGAAATTGTTATTGACGGCGCGGTTTATGTTTTGAAAACGAGAGGTTGATTATGGATTACAGGCTATTTTCAATTGGCGGGATTATCATTAATGCCGGACTGTCCGGCGTAAATGCTTCGCTTGGAAATTACGGCACGGCTGTATTTTGCGGCATCGTGGCTATCGCATGTGCAATCTGGTCAATTGAAAAATGACCCGATTCACCACTTGGACGCCCGCGCAACTCGCACAAGCGAGCTTAGCTGACTTGCTGGAATTGCAAACGCATTGCGATGATCTCAAGGCGCAGCTAGACCGACACAAGGCTATCTTTGATATGGCTATGTCTAGCAGGTTCAAGCCTAATGACTATGGCGAGCGCACGATTGATGCAGGCCAATACAAGGTTAAGGTCAAAGCACCTAAGATTGTCAAATGGGCCGAAGATCTGGCATACCAATACGGCGAGATTGACGGGGTGCGCGGCAAATTCGACATGACAGAAACGTCATATAAGGCATTGACGCCAGACGAACGCAAGGTTATTGACCAATATCGCACGGTTGAACCGGGTAAGGTTGGGTACCGGATTGAAAGGATTGAAACATGATTACAGGTGCATTGGTTGGGGCTGCTATTTTTGGCGCACTTGGAGTGTACGCCACACACGATAGTAAAGATGTTACCAACGGCATTTTTCGTAATATTGCAGCACTTATCTTTCTTGCGTCATCCGGCGCACTTATCGGGAGTTTCTTTTGATGGCAATTTCACTCGCAAGCCTTGTAACCAAGGCCACCCCCAAGCCACCAATTATCCTCGTGCATGGCCTGCATGGCTTGGGTAAAACCAGCTTCGGGGCCGCTGCGCCTAGCCCTGTCGGCATCTTTACCGAGGACGGCCTAGGCAAGCTGGAGTTTCCGCACTTCCCGCAAGTCGAAAGCTATTCTGATGTGATGGACGCAATCGGCGCACTCTACAATGAGGAAAACGACCGCAAGACGCTTGTATTTGACAGTCTTGACCACTTCGAACCGCTTGTATGGGCAGAGACTTGCCGCCGTCATGGCTGGCAGTCAATCGAACAGCCGGGATATGGCAAGGGCTATAACGAGGCCGATATTGTCTGGGCGGAGTTTTTTGACGCCATCGCCGCATTGCGGAATGACCGCGAAATGATCATCTATCTGATCGCGCATACTCGAATCGAGCGGTTTGAAAGCCCGGAAACGGAGCCTTATGACCGATACACAATTAAGCTGCACAAGCGGGCCGCTGCGTTGGCACAAGAAAAAGCGGATGCTGTATTTTTTCTTAACCAGCGCACGACAACAAAGGACAATGAAACGACCAAGGACGCAAAGAACGCGCCGCCTAAATCGGTGCGAGGCGGCGGACTTGGCCCTAAGACGCTCTTTACCGAGCGGCGTCCTGCATTTGAAGCGAAAAACCGTTATTCGCTTCCCGCTGAAATTCCATTAGGCGCATTTGATGAAATGCCCGCGACATGGGATGGCATTCTTGAATATGTGTTTAACTAAGAGAGAAAGTGAGTAGATATTATGGCAAGACTTGGAAGCGCATTTGATGCAACAGAAGTTGAACCGAGCGGCAGCTTTGAGCCTGTCCCGGCTGGCGAATATCGGGCGCATATCATTGCGTCGGAGGAAAAGACGAACAAGGCAGAAACCGGCTCTTATTTCGAGTTGAAGCTTGAAATTATTGACGGCGAACAATCCGGGCGGCAAGTTATTGAGCGCCTGAATATCAACAATCCGAACGAAAAGGCAGTCGAGATTGCCTATCGCACATTGTCGGCAATCTGCCATGCGGCTGGCAAACTGAACGTGCAAGACACGGAAGAATTGCACAATATCCCCATGCTTGTTAAGGTGGCGGTCACGCCCCCGCGTGGCGACTACGGCCCCGGAAATGAGATCAAGGGATACAAGCCGGATAGCGTGGGCGCTAAGCCGTCTAGCAGCGGCGCAAAGCCGTGGGCGCGCAAATAACCTAAATGGGCGGGCTTAGCCCGCCCGGAAAGGAATGTCAATGGAACTGGAATCCGCAGCACAAGATGCAATTGAAATTGACAATCGACTTGCGGTATTGGATTCAGATCGCGCAATACTAAAAGCAGCGCGGCGGGAAGTCATCCGCGATTGGTGTGCGGCTAATGGCTATTTTGTGGGCATGACAGACGAACGGGCCATGATGGCTATGCGTAGGGAGTTGGAGAATGGAAAAGCCTAAAATGCCGGATAGGCCAAGCGAGATTGACTTTGAATTCGCGCTTGATGAGTTTACAGAAATTCGCAGGCAAATTGAGCGCGCGGCATACCCCGGCAATCGCCACGAACGTCGCAAGGCTATGGCTAAGGACAGGCGGAAATGACGTGCAAGGGATGCGTATTCTGGAAACTGCAAGGCGAAGTCCGTTGGTGCACCAATCCGAACTCGCCATATGGCGGCAAACATATGATTTTTGCACGCGGTTGCTACGCTAAATTTGAGGGTGATAAATGAGCGATTATGACAAGAAACTACGTCCGCACGTTTATGCGGCGGCGCAAAAGATGTTTGATGGCGTAGACGAATGCCATAAGCAAGATATTGCTTCCGCAATTGACTGGGCCCGAGAGACGCTGACAAATCATGAAGGCGCTGGCCATTCGTTTTATATTGTCGCTGGGGATAATGGCTTGTTTTGTTGCGCTTTTGCTAAGGCGCAATGGAATGCGGATCATTGTTCGCAGCCAATGGGTGAGGCTCAAGATTCAGTCATTATGGCCGTATGCGAATATCTTAGCGGGGTTTGAGCGATGATAATCTCCAACAGCGCAACATGCCGCAAATGCGAAGATTTCATTTTTTCGCGCCACGTTCACGATTTTGTCACTTGCAAATGCGGCGCAATTTCAGTTGACGGCGGGCAGGAGTATTTGCGCAGGGTTGGCGAACCTGCCGATTTTATCGAAAGCTCTTTTTCGCTTGACGACGATGTCGTATTTGCGACAAGGGATGCGGTCAAATGGGCGCGAGAAAACGGGCGCAATGATATGGGCGTGGCTAATGCGGTTATTCGCGCGCTTTATGCAAATGGGAGATTGATAAATGACTGAAAAATACAAAGCAACAATTTGGCAATGGTGTCATGACGGCGAACAATCCGGCTTTGTCGATTGGACGTTTTCTACCGATGATCCGCGTTCTCTTCGCCAAATTGCGACGTGGGCCGGACTTAACGCATCTACGGATGACCCACCAAGCGAATTCAAGGTTGACGTGAACGGAACAATGTTTTCTTCCATTGAACTGGGAAGCCTCAAAAATGTAATTATTGAATTGGAGCGACACTTGGGCGTTTCGCATGACTAGCATCCCCCAAATTGGCGACCCGACACTTGACGCCATGAACGCACAGATTGCCAATCGTCCCGCCAAGTACTCAACCTATTTGGGCATGGGCGCGGTTGGCGAGGAATGCGAGCGCAAACTATGGTATCAATTCCGGCGGGTTGCACCGGCCATATTCAGCGCCAAAGCGCTAAAGGGTTTTGATGACGGCCATGCAACTGAGGCACTAATTGTCAGCCGATTGAAGGCCGTGCCGGGTATAGAACTACTCGACACAGACCCCGATACTTCCAGTCAATGGAAGTTTCTGGACTTCCAAGGGCATTTCATGGGCTTTGTGGATGGTAAAATATCCGGCCTTTTGCAAGCGCCAAAAACCGAACATATCTTTGAAGTCAAGTGTAGCGCTAAATGGACTGACTTGGACAAGTCGAAAAAGAAGGTTGGCGAGAAACTGGCGCTTGCAGATTGGAATGCGGGCTACTATGCGCAAGCCGTTTTATATATGGACTATTCCGATTTAGACCGGCATTATCTGGTTTGCGCCAGTCCGGGCGGGAGGGAAGAAACGAGCGTTAGGACGGATGCAGACCCTGCCCATGCGGAGCGGCTAAGGGAAAAGGCCAAGCGGGTTATCTATTCCAGCGCGCCGCTGGCTAGAATTTCGGAAAAAGCGGATTTCTTCAAGTGCAAGTGGTGCGACTTTTCGGATATTTGCCACAATCAGGGCGAAGCCGAACGCAATTGCCGCACTTGCTTGCACTCGAGTGTAGCGGATGAAGGTAAGTGGCTTTGCGAAAAGCACGGGCATTTGATGAAACCAAAAGAGCAATCTGGTTGCGACGATCATCTATATTTGCCGGGGCTTGTGCCGGGTGAACAGATTGACGCGGGCGCGGACTGGGTTGAATATCGGATTAATGGGGAGATTTGGCGGGATGGGCCTATCACTGCGACCATACCAGCAAAAGGCGATTGATGACCTTTACAACTATTTCGTAAACCATACGGGCAATCCGCTAGTCGTTATTCCGACAGGCGGCGGCAAGTCCTTAATCATGGCTGAATGGTTCCAAAAGGTATTCGCGATTGACCCTCAAGCGCGCATTTTGTGCATTACTCACGTTGGCGAGTTGGTCAATCAAAACTATGAGGAGTTAAAAGGCATTTGGCCGGAAGCGCCAGCGGGTATTTATTCGGCTGGATTGAAGCGTAAGCAAATCAATTCTCGTATTTTGTTCGGAACAATTCAATCTCTGCACAAAAAAGCCTATAAAATTCAGCAGTGCGATATGATTTTGATTGACGAGTGCCATTTGGTGCCGCGCAAGTCGAATACTATGTATCGCCGTTTTCTGGATGATCTAAAAGCAATCAATCCGCATCTAAAGATTATCGGCTTCACTGCTACGCATTACCGCGTCGATAGTGGTGAATTGCACTTTGGCGAGGATGCTCTATTTACTGATATTGCGCACGAAACGCCGGTTAAAGAGTTGATTGACGCGGGCTATCTTTCGCGTCCGGTTAGCCCTAAGTCGGCTAGTGACGGATTTCAAATAGATACAACTGGCATCAAAACCAGCATGGGCGATTTCATGGCTAATCAGCTAGAAGTGCCTGCAATGGAGCCGGAAGCTATTAACGCGGTTGTGTCGAAAGTCATTGACGCGGGGCAGGATCGCCACGGATGGCTTGTGTTTGGCGTGACGGTCAAGCATTGCCGCATGTTGATTGATGAATTCAGGGCGCGTGGCATTAGCTGCGATGGCATTTTTGGCGACACTGAAAACCGGGGCGATATTATCGAAGCATACAAGGCGCGCAAGATTAGGTGCCTTGTCAGTCAAGGCGTCCTGACGACTGGATTTAATGCCCGCCATGTGGATTTGATTGCACTCGCCAGACCGACTAAATCAACCGGCCTATATGTGCAGATGATTGGGCGCGGCACTCGCCTAAGCCCGGAAACTGGCAAAGAGAATTGCCTGATTTTGGACTTTGGCGGCAACATTGCGCGGCACGGCCCTTTCGATGATCCGGCCCCGCCTAAGAATAAGGCCAAAGGCAAGGGCAATGCAGACCCGCTAGTCAAATACTGCCCGGAATGTGAAGCCGATAACCCGATTGCAGCGTCCATTTGCTACTGTTGCGGTTATGAGTTTCCGGGCCCGGAACGCAAGGTTTTTAGCGCACCTAGCACGGCAAGCGTAATGACTGAGCCGCCACAATGGGTGGCTGTGGATTCGGTTAGCTACGCTCTGCATCGCAAAATGGGTAAGCCCGATAGCCTTAAGGTGACTTATATGTGCGGATTGGCAGGGCATAGTGAGTGGGTGTGTCTGGAACATGCTGGATATGCGCGGGCGAAAGCGGAAGCGTGGTGGATGCGCTATGCAAGCGCGCCGGTGCCAAAAAATGTTGCAGAAGCCCTCTTGCGTAAGGGTGAAATTGCCGCTATAGGTGAAATCCAAGTTAAGAAGTCTGGCAAATATAACGAGATTGTCGGGCGGAGATTGACAGATGTAGAAAGGATTACGGCATGACTGAATTTGTAAAATCAATCAAGGGCACTGACACTGACATTAAGTGCCGTGGATATCAATTTGAAATCGGCAAGTCATATACACATGGCGGCGCAGTGTCGGCATGTGATGGCGGTTTTCATGCTTGCCCGGTTGATCAACACCCGCTTTCGGTTTTTGAATTTTACGCACCCGGAACTTCTCGGTATTGGGAAGTAACTCAATCTGGCGACATGTCAAAAAAAGACACGAAACTTGCATCCGCAAAAATAACCATAGATTTTGAATTGTCGATTGGAGATTTGGTAAAGCGCGCATGGGATTACGTTTGGAATGCGGCGGATAAATCAGATGTAAAATCCCACGCCACCGGAAATCGTGGCGCTGCATCATCTACCGGCGATTATGGCGCTGCATCATCTACCGGATATCGTGGCGCTGCATCATCTACCGGCGATTATGGCGCTGCATCATCTACCGGAAATCGTGGCGCTGCGATGGCGACGGGATTTAACGGGCGGGTTATGGGCGCAAATGGTAATGCAATCTTTGCGGTTGAGCGCAATCATAATTATGATATTATTTCAGTCGCATCCGCAATAGTCGGTCAAAATGAAATTGAAGCGGAAGTTTGGTATGTTTGCCGCAATGGCAAGTTTGTTGCAGCATGATCCACAAACTCGATACAGCACCAATCCTAGATGACGCAAACCAGTCTATCTTTTTCTGTCATACATGCGGCCATGCGCATGATGCCGAAATTCCACTTTTTGCATATTACACGGGAGATTATTATTATGACGATCATCGAGAAAGCATCGCGAGCGATTTACAACGCGCAACTTGATCATTTCGGGAAGTATCGCGGCAATGTCGATACGCCGTATGAGGATTTGAGCGAGGGGCGCAGGGGTGAATTAGGACGGGAAGCGTGGGCGGCTATTTTAGCTATTAATTCCCCTCGCATATCCCTCCTAGTCGAGGACTTCCACGACGCATTTGACATTCCCGCGCCGTCCGCGCTTTCCGAAATCGAACCAGACCGCGAAAAGATGCGGTTGCGCATTGACCTAGAGGAATTTCTGGAATTGGTTGACGCTTGCGGGATGACTCTTTTTGCGAATGGGCTTCCCGTCCAGTTAGAAGATTGCGCATTCATATCTAACGGAAAAACACCCGATCCAGTCGAGATTGCAGACGCTCTAGGTGACGGCATTTACGTCAAGTATGGCCATGCAATCGAGCGCGGCATTCCATTGGATGATTGCTTGCGTGAAATCCACCGTTCCAATATGTCCAAGCTGGGCGATGACGGGAAGCCCGTTTTGCGCAATGACGGCAAAATTTTGAAAGGGCCGAGATACTCACCGCCAGATATTGCCAAGGTGATTTATGGTGCGTGAAATTGCTAAGGAACTGCTAATCGGCATTGGTATTTTGATGATCTTAGCATTCGCCACTATTGGTATTCTCTCGCTATGCAGCTAGATGCGGCATATCGGGCTTACTCTAAACCCTTGCTTGCATATGCATATAAGCTAGGATCGAGCGACCCTGAAAGTCTAGTGCATGACGCATTTTGCGATGCGGCAAGCTACGACAAGCCAATTCTTGCGCACTGGCCTTGGTTGCGATTGGCCATGCGCCGCAGGCACTGGAAGTCCTTAAGGCGCAGCGATGGAATTCAGGATGGCGAAAGATATATTGAGCCTAGCCAGCATTTTAGCGCGGAACTGTCAGAAATTGACAGTTTCTTAGATATCTTCGGGCGTGAGAACAAAGAGGCTTTCTTGAACTGCGCAATGGGAGGCAATTGCCAAGATGAAGCCGATAAAGCGGGCTTGACAAGACAGGGAATGGCGCATAGGTTGGACAAGATGCAAAAGAAAATAAGCGAGAGATTTTTGAATGACATTGACGATGTTGTGCTTTTGAAAGCGCGCCAATTGTGCGCGGATAGCCGCGAATATGGTGACATTGTGCGGCGTGGCATTCTGGGCGGGCAATGGGATAACGGCGAGATTGTGCGCTCGTTTTACGCGGATGCGGAACGTCAGATATTGAGCAATCGGGAGGAGGTTAATGATGAGCTATTGGAGGCCAATAGCAACCGCGCCAAAATGCGGTAAGGTGATTTGCGTCGCGCATCCAGATGCCGGATGCTTCCCGATGGTTTGGGATAGTCTGGCGACCAATAGCGTGTTTTGCCCCGGAGAAGTTGGCATGTGGCGATCAGTGGAGAAGAACTTTACTTGGGGAACCGGGATTGATGGCGAAAGCGGCCCGGATAGATGGTGTGAAATCCACGAATCAACGGCGGGATGGGATTATTGCCATGAGTGACGCATGGAACGAACCGCCGTTTGAATGTATGGCTGCGTTAATTGTCTTTTGCGTCATTTGCTATATGTGGTTGCCATGAATTGCGAAATTTGCCGCCGTGACAATTCCGGCCTAGCGTGGTACGATCCTGAATTGCGTCCGCGCATGTCTGTTATTCATCATGCTTGTTCAACCAGATGTCTGAATATCATCATTGACACAAAGGGGAAGTTTGTGCATACGACGCAATCCGAAAAAGATGCAATTGAGGTTGGCGGGCAGTCTGGGGGCGCGTATCTTGACAGTATCGGCAAATTCAGCCTAGACCAATTGAGCAAGGCAGAATATGACGAGTTTTGCTCGCGCGTGTTCTTTGGGGCATGTGAAAAACTGCAAGATATTGCGGCACTTGAAACAGAAGTGCCTTATTGATGAAACTAAATACCGCAACTGCCGCGCAATTCCTTGAAACACTAGACCAAATCCACTTGGTTGCCATATCCGCAACTACTAAAGTTGAACCAGTCGGCGGCTATTTTACTGACATTCAGGCGGCGATTGATTGGGCGACGAATTTCAACGCTAAAGAGTATGGAATTTACTGGACTGCAAATGCCGTCCCGGTAAATTTCATGCGCAAACCAGCCAAGGCCAATATCGCCGCCGCTCGCTTTGCCTATGTCGATATTGACCCGCCAAAGACAGGCGGTGCATTTGACCGGCCTAGCATCTTGGCTGCGCTGGAAAGCCACGATTGCCCGCCTAGTTTTGTAATTGATAGTGGTAACGGGTTGCAGGCATTTTGGCGACTGTGCGAGGATCATTCAGACCTAGCGGAAGTCGAAAGCATCAACCGGCAGTTGCGCGACTATTACGACGCAGACCCTGCTTGTTGGAACATTGACCGCCTCATGCGGCTGCCCGGAAGCGTCAACTGGCCTACTATGGTCAAAAAGGCGCGGGGCCGCAAGCCGGTTATGTCCAGTATCGCGATGGATGACAACGGCCTAGCGTATTGGCCGAAAGAGATTGCCGCAGCTTTCCCGGCGTCAAAACCACAATCGGAAACTAAGGAAGTTGACCTAAGCCTAGCCAATGTGCCGGGGGTTATCGCGCGCAAGATTCCCGGTGATTTGGGAATCGCGGTTGGTTCTAGCCTATACGACCTAATTACCAGCCCGATTGACGGCGACAGGAGTGGTGCGGGGCTTCGCTGCGTTCGCATGATGGCCTATGAAGGCTTTAGCGATGCAGAGATTGCGGGCATTCTGGCCAACGGCGATTTGCCGATTAGCGGGCATTACATTGACCAGCAAAACACAAAGCGAGCCATTGCGCGGGCGATTGCGACCGTGCGCGCCGATATCCCGGAAGGATCAATACCAGACCCTAGTGTCAAGTATTTTGACCTAGACGCGATGGTTGCCAATGCGGCTAAACGGCGCGCGGAAGGCCAGAAAGACGAGCCTAGCATCGTCCCCGCGCTTGTGTCCAGCCCTAGCGAACCTAATTGGCTTAAGGGCCTTGGTGGGCCACTTAGGGCCTTTGTCGAGTATGTGACGGCAACCGCGCCTAGTCCACAGCCATTGCTTGCCCTAGGGGCTGGATTGACCGCATTCGGAGCTATTGCAGGCAGGCGCTACGCGGGGCCGACTGACTTAAGGACTAATCTCTATTGCATCGGGATTGCGGATAGCGGGGGCGGGAAGGACTACCCTCTCAAGAGCGCGGCAAGTTTGATTGTCGATGCCGGGATGCACCATGTTCTGGGTGGCTCTAAGATTGCCAGCGGACCGGCGCTAATCACAAGCCTGAAAAAGCAGCCGAATATCCTCTACACAATCGACGAAATCGGCTTTCTGCTATCGGCGGCGGCAAATCGCCAAAGAAGTCCTAAGTATGTCCTAGAGATTATGGACAACATGACAGAATTTTATTCAATGTCAGATAGCAAATATCTAGGCACTGATTATGCTGATCAAGAGGAAAGGCCGCGCGAAGTCATTGAGCAACCGTGCTTGTGCATGTTTGGCGTGACAACTCCGAATGTGTTTTGGTCTAGCCTGTCTAGCGGCAATGTGGGCGACGGCTCGCTTGCCCGCATGATTATTCTGGAAAGCGAAAACAACTATCCAGACCCGCAAGAGCCGGTGCGGACTGACATTCCGGTCAGCCTCGTATTGGCGGCGCAAGCCATTGGGGAAGGCGCGGAAGGCCATAACGCATTCCCGCTAGGCGAGCATAGTAGTCAGCGCCCCAAGCCGTATAATGTGCCATATGCCAGCGACGACGCCCGCGACTTGGCGCGCAAGATACGATTGACGCAAACCGACTTACTTAGGGCGCATGAAGGGACTGCGCAAACCAGTATCATCGCGCGACTGGCAGAGAATAGCCAAAAGCTGGCACTGATTAAGGCCATTTGCGACAATCCTAAATCGCCACGAATTAGCGCTGCTGATTTGGAATGGGGCTATCTGGTAGCGGGCATGTCAGTCGATACACTGCTAAGGGCGGTCAAAGAGCGGGTTGCGGATAACGAGCAAGAGGCCAAGTTGAAGCGCGTTCATGCTGAAATTGTAAAATCTGGCAGCGCCGGAATTACCAAAACAGAATTGAGCCGCGCCTGTAAATTCATGGAAACGACGCGAGCGCTAAACGATGTAATCGTCATGCTAACCGAATCTGATATGATTAGGGCGGAGTTCGGAAAAGAAAATAACGGAAGGAAGCCAACAATTTATTATGACATTGCGACGGACTAGACCATGATCACAATTCATTACCGGACGCCAAGCAGTCTTGAATTGTCGATTAGCGCGGGCAAGTATGTGCGGCTCTTTTCTGCATTTAAGCGTGAACGGCGGTGGATTATCGAGGAGCATCGCGGTCATGAAGTGGAGATTTTGGGGATTGCGCCAATTGAGCCTATGTTCCGATTTTTTCGCATGATTGAAAAAAGGCTATTGACTTTCCAGAAAAGCGAGTTTAGGGAATAGGTAATATGTCCCCAGCCTCTTGCCATTGGTTACGCAGGGGATTTCATTTTAGAGCGGCGGACTGATAAACCGTGCGGCTCTGGGGGCAACTGGACGCAGGTTGTATGGCAAAGGTTGCCCAGATTGTTAGCGGCGCTGTTGGGAGTGTCCGCTCGGGGCTAGGTTTTGAACATTGGCCTAGCCCCACTTATTCAGAGTTACCCGCGCCAGCCGGGTTTCCTTCCTTTCGATGCTGGCAACCTTGGGGCCGCTGCATTAATTTGCGCGGCCCTCTTTTTTTGCTTGACAGGGAATTGAGTGGATGGCAAAAGGGGCTATCGAAACGGAAGGATAGAGATATGGAAAAGTCATACGCCAGAATGAGCGAAGCGCAACTTGACAAGGCAATCATGTATATGGTTCGTGAAGGCCGCGACTTGGCTGCACTCGATATTGCGCTAATGGTGCGCTCTTCTCGGTTTGGCCAAAAGTCATGACCCCCTACACCGCCCCCAACTACTCCCCGGATCAAGTCGTTAGCCGTTACGTGCGGCTTTCGATTGACGGGCGATTTGAAGGCTGCGAAGTTGGCTATGACCGCCGCTACAATCTGCGCACATGGTATTTGACCGAAAGCGAGATTGCCATCCTAACGCCCGCGCAAGTGTTGCGTTGCGGTGAATTGTGCGGGTATGCTTTCAGCTATGTGGATTGGCCGCAATCAAATCAGGCGCGGAAAAACGGAATGCCAAGTTAGGCGAATTGCGCACAAGTTGGGCATCCCGTATTTTTCATATCAATCCAAATCCTGCCAAGCCCCCACAACACCCTCTAGCTTGGCCTGATTTCCTGCTACTGTTTCAAGATCGGATCGAGAAACGATGGCCGCTTGATCTCGCTGCAAAATTCCTCCGGGCATTTTGGAAATGACGGGTAAACCATATCCGATGGGGCAACTGGCACCGGCTTCGGACGTGACGCGCAAGCTGTCATTGTTAAGCCTAGCAGCAAGATTGCCGCGATATTCTTTTTCGACATAGACATATTCAATTTTCCTCTTGTCAAGTTTGGCTTTGTGATTGGCCTCAATTGCAGCGACTTCGGCTAGGTTTTTGTCCCTAGCCTTGGCATAAGCCAATTGCCAATTCTTGATAGATTGGGCATGTGCGGCAACTGATTGATTTGCCAAGCCCTCCCACTTGTCAGCGCTAGACCATCCCAAATAGGCGGAAATAGCCAGTGCGATAGACAGCATTTGCCAAGGGTATCGCGTAACGATACCCCAAGCCTTGCCCGCGTAGTGCTTAATAAAAATCCACATTATCCCGATACTCATACACCCCACTCCGATTTAATGAGCGCGTCCTGAAAATGACCCGCAATATCCGCATTGCGCTGATTGCCTAGCGCTATTTTGAATAGCCGCTCGTTGACAATCGGCTCACGGTATTTCTGACGCCTGATTGTTGCGTTGCGCATTGTGCCGTCCGTCCGCTCGTAGGCCATCGCAAGTGCGGTAGCCAATTCCGCAGGCGTCCAATCATCCCGGCATGATAGTAATTCGGTTAGGCCGATCTCTTGACTTTCTGTGATCGTCCCGCGAAAGACTGGCCATTGAATTTCAGAATAGAATGTGTCTAGGTTAAACATTGTTTTTGACCCAATCAATATAATAGTCGAGAACGTGACGCGCCTTTTCCAAATCCTCTAACTTAGATGACTTGTCGCGGCAGATGTATTTGATGATTTTTGTCTGGCATGCGTCAAGATCATTTGCCATGCAAAATTCAAGCGGCTGAATTTTCATCTTGATATAATGATCGCCGCCGACTTGTTTCCCGCTCGCGCCACTATTGGCGCATCCGGGGCTTGATGGCTCGTTTATATCCCGTTCGGGAATTTCAACCCGCCCCCAATCGCCGTTGGCGTGTCCGCAATCATGCCATAGACAATAAAGAGTATCTCCATCATCATCTTTAATGTCAAACCCATTACCGCATTCTGGCTCCATAGCATCGTAAGACCTACCCGGCGTCAAATATGGCTCGCACCCTTCCGGCGCTACTGCGTAAACCGTTCCCATGTCAAACCCCCACCATTTCAGGACAAATCACATTCTCAGCGACCTTGCCAAATCGCGCGCTATACGTGATTGACTTAGCAGCCCGTTCGCCAAACCATGCGCGCCTAGATGTGTAGGCGTCACGCGCTGCTAGTGTTGGATGTTGCGTAATAGTCATGCCGTCACTCTCCCTTACGACTTCGTGATGATAATGCCCACAATGGGCATAACGCTTAGTTGTATTTCCCCAAATTTTGGGGAAAATCGCCGGGGCCTTATTGGCCAAATTATCGCGCTTAGTCAAGTGGCCATGGTGAAAAAATAGCATTGTTTCGCCATGTTGAATGCAGTAATATGGAAGCTCGCTATCATTGATTTTTAGGCGCGGCTCGTTCTCATAAAGCGCCCCGAATAGCTTGCGCAGCCAGATAGACGAAACAATATCATGATTGCCTTCCGCGATGATCAATTCGACTTCGGCATGCTTGGAAAGCGCCATATCAACAATGCGCCTAAGCACCCGAATTGCCACTTCAACAATCTTGCCGAAACGCCCATCAGCATCAAGAGGGTGGCCACTAGTCGGCGTCTGCGCTATCAGGCCATCAAAATGCATGAAGTCGCCAAGCTGACAAACTACGGCCTTGTCAGCAGCAGGACTAGCCGCAATCATGGCATCAAAACAACTGACTAGCGTGTTTTCAGCAATGGTCAAATCCCAATCATCGCCACCCTCTTTATGCCACGCGAGCATCCCAACATGACAGTCTGTTAATGTGTAGAGATTGATCAAATCGGCGTTAGGCTGGCCAGAAAGGGGCACTGCTTCTAGCCTCGGCAATGCGTCCGCAGCGCCTTCGATTGCGACCATGATAGCAGCAAGTCGCGCATTTTCGTCCGCGCTAGACTTGACCCACTGCCCGGTAGGCTTGCCCTCTTTATTGTAGTATGTCGATACGCCCTTGACCGCATAGCCTTCCGGCACTGTGCGAGACATATCATGGGCAGGCGAATAACCCATGGTTGCAGCCCTGTGGACTACCGCGCGAAACGCACATTGAACGGTTGCCCTGCTTACGCCAAGCGCCCTAGCAGCCTGCTTTTTGCCGCCGTGCAATGCAATTGCGTCCAGAATTTCGGATTGTCGCGGCGTTGCAAATTCGTAGAGCTTTTGGTCGATATGCATAAGGCTTCCCTTTGGTTATAGGGAAGCCTTAGCGCATTTCTTGGAAGGGGTTTAGGGTTTATTGACTAAATTAACCGCTTCCACGCGCCATTGCGGCGGTAGAACTCAGCCGATTGAACTGTTCCACTTGCCGCGAAGTTTACGGTAGTCATCCCCGTGGCAGTGATAGCCACGTTGAAAGCACCCGTGCAGTCCGGCGTCCGAACAACCTTTACAATATCCCCTTCGCCTGCGGCACTCGACAGAAATACTCCTCGTGCGGCAGTGATGGGGACGTCAAAGATATAACCCGATACACCGTAGTAATTAGACCAGCTTGTGCCAGACGCATCACCGGGCATTGCATATTGCCCCGCAACGTCGCGGTTGACAAACACGCTTTTTTGCCCACTCGGAATAGACCCAGCGGCGTTACCGACATTAAATACGTCATTACGCCCAACCACTTCGAAGAATGCAGATGTGTTATTGTTTACAGTCGGGGTTCCGCTGTACCGCGTAAACGCAAATTCCACAGTCCCCGTCACATAATTTGATTGAGATTGGAACCCTGCAATTCGGGCTTTGCAACCTTGGCCAAGGCTGATCGCGGATACAGAATTGGTGCGGGCTTGGTTGAAAAAGCTGTAGCTGATCCCAAAGCCATCAATGGTGATTGTGGGATGCGTTCCAACACCACCCGACAGGGCGATCAACGAGGTGTTGTTGGCAGCAGGCTCCCAACCCTCAGTCCTGAACCCCTTTACGGCCATATGGCCGCAATCCGCCCCTACGAACCACGGGGTTGACGTGCTCGTGTAATGCTCAAAATTGAGCTGGACGTACTGCATGTCAGAGCATGTCTGATGGATCATTACCCCAACGCATTTTTTGCGCGAAAGCGAAATCGACACATTCCCCGAAAAAGACCCACTAACAGCAGATTCCACCGTAAAGGTGTTCGTTGTCGCGCCAGTCACAGTCGCAGCCGCACTAGTCGCGCCGCCCGTAAACACGAGAGAAACCGCATCGCCCACGGTCAGCTTGTTGGCCGCAACAGTGGCCGTGATCGTAGTCCCTGTTTGTGTGTAAGTGCCTGCCTTCCCGCCCGATGCGTTGTTATTGAAATATGTGTTCAGCCATACACTGCCTGTCCCGTATTTGATCCTTTTCGCAATCCCGCACCACTCGACAAAATCGCTTTCCGATATAGTATTCGAGAAAAAATAGGCGTCCCCTGTATCTACTTTGCTATCAATAAACCGATAGCAATTGCGACCCTCAATACCATCAATGTTATTCCTTGACATAATCCCATACTTCAGTCCCACCGCCCCGGTATCGGATGTGGTAAGCAAGATCGACGCATCGTAACCAAAACGTAGCCAGCCGTGGATTTTGTTCAACCGGAATTGATCAATCTCCAAGACATGGGCGGTTTTATCCAGCCCCGTAAATTTGGCGTTAGCCCTCATATAGAGGTTGCGCTCTAGCATCCCACTAATAATGAACGTGCCGGAGTAAGTGTACTCCTGATCAAATACGGGATCGCCCCCGAAACTCGCCAAACACCACCGCATATAGCTATCGAGATAGGCCAAGCTGTCCCCTGTTGCAGGACAACCAGCGCCACTTGGAGACGGGCTTCCCGCATTGGAAAGTCTCCAAGGCGTCCCGCCGCCGTCCAGCACCCACCACAACCCGTTGTCGCCCGGATATGTGACCGCAAGGCCGCTCGTATTATCGGGCACCCATGTAGCGCCGCCCCTGTCGGACAGCGTGACTTCACTCGCAGACGGGAAATCCCCAATGATGTCCCGCGTGCTTAATTCCGAAATTGTCATAGGATTGAGCGCATTGATAGCGCCTTGCGCGCTCCCTCCCCCAGTAACTGTAGTGGCAGACGCGTTGTTATACCTGTATCGCGTCCATGATTGCGGCGTTGTCCCAACAGTAATAGAGCCGGTGGTGGTCAGAATGAACTGCCCCGAGTTGTCACCGTTCGCAACCGCAACAACCGCACCGCTAACGACTTCGGATGTTTCGTCAAAATCAGTAGCACGCGAATACGCGCCGGAATCGCTATAGATATAAATACCGTTTGCGGGCTTTGATGTCTGCCCAAATACGCCAATCCTATCCCCATTTGTCGGGGTGAACCCTCCAATAGATTGCGCGCCTGACAGTGTTATGTTTACATCGGATGCGCAAACCACTGGTTCAATTGGAGTAAATCCCGCGACCTCAATGGCCGAGTTCATTCCGTCAACAGCCGCGCTAAGGACTTCCTCATCTGTCGCGGTGGAACCAACAGGAAACCCGCCAAAACTACCGACGCGCCGCGCCACGTCAGCAAAACTTTCGCCCCTAGCGCCTGAAACATTTAATACTACTGTAGGAGATGTAGACATGTTATTGTGTCACTTTCGGGTATAGAATTATGTTGCCTCTGGCGTAAATTGTCGAAATTCCGCCTTGCGTATATTTTAAATCATACGAAAGGCGCACAACTTCCATGCCCCATCCGTATGCGTCAAAGTCGCTTCCTCGAATAGTTACAGTAAAGTATCCATTTTGCGGCTCAATGGGATTGATTATTGCGGCTCCCAAAACAGTGCCACCCGCAATGTCTGCGATGGACATCTCAATTACACCACTTGATATGTCTAGCGATGTTCCGTCTAAATCAGCAAGATGCCATGTCTCATGATAGTCGCCATTTCGGGGTACTTCCAAATCAATAATTGCAGCCATTACACAGTCACCTCTCTAAACGTAATCGACGCAGGGGCGTATTTACCTAAAAATACTTCTGGACTAATATCCATCCCAGCATCAAGTCGAGCGCGACACATCGGCCAGTCGAAATTAAGCGGCGTCCCGGATGTCGAAGCACTCCTGAGTGGTGGCCTAATTGACACTGTGAACGTGTTCCCCGCAGTTGAGATAACTCTCGAAATGCGATGCGGATTAGGCCCTTCGCTGTTGTTAATTGAGAATGTCTCACCACCCTTAATAGTAGCGCCCTTTTCCACGGTTATTGTTACAATCGTGGCGCGCAAATCGCAGTCATTCGTGAGAAATGCCACAACACTAGGGCTTGCCATCACTTGCGTTTCGGTGAATAGGTCATATGGGTTTGTGATTCCTGACCTATGATGCACTGGCATATTAGACCTTGAATTTGTCGCCATTGGGACTGCGACTGTGGTTGCCCCGGAATCCAAGTATGTAGACCAGCTTTCCCAAGCCCGCACCCTTTCCGCCCCAACTAGGTCTATGCCAGTCATTGCTATTTCCCAAGCGCCGCCCCCGTCTGTCATGATAACATCCTCGTCGGCATCAATAGGCGTCCCACCGCTAAGTGTATTTTGAGCTATTCGGCACTTTATCAACTTTGGGCCGAAATATAGTGTAGGAAAAATAAACATTGCAATCCAATATGGTTTTTACGTATGCGTCACTAGGGTTTAAGTGACTATCACCGCACCAGTCGCGACTTCTGCGCTTTCTGCCCCGCTGATATTTTTCGAGGTGATCCAGTAATAATATGTTCCAGCCGAAACAATATCATTGCAGTTCATCAATTGGCCGATACCGCCAAGGCACCCAGACACGATTTCAGTCGATGTGCTAAAATTATTCACTGTGTTGCGGTAAATTCCAGATGAATAAAAATTCCGGCTAGTTGGATTTCTCCAAAAGATAGATGCCGATCCGACCCCCCCGCTTGCGCTGACATTTGTAGGCTCATTAGGCGGGATTGCGCTCGTGGCGGTGCTTACTGTCACTACCGAAGAATACTCACTTAGGCGGTAATCCCCAAGCGCGTAGGCTACCTGAATTTCAATGTCAGCGTCAAGAGGAAGGACTTGACTAAGCAATTCAATGCTTGCGCCCGCCGCGATGTCGCTATACTCCCCTTCATTCCAGTCATCCCCGGAATCAGGCTTCCACCGGATAAACCAAGTCAAATCATCCCGATCAGGAGCTGAAACGGAAATTCTGATTTGTGCGCTAGTGGCGTCTTCTGCAAATTGTACGGTTGACGCGGTGATTACAGGAGTACTAAGCGTATCCCCCGGAACTTCGTCTGCGACTGGTGCTCCAAGCCCGTCTTCTGTAAGGCAGTCCCAGTCATACCTAGATGGGTCGTACTCTACCCACTCAAATGTAATACCGCCAGTGCGGTTATTGCGGTCAACGGCCATGATTTCAGCCTTACCGCTGAAAATCACCCCTCCAGCTTCCGTAATGTCTAGATTGATGAAGCGGTGGCCCAAAACAACGCGCCCACTATAATTCGTGCTAACCTTGCCGCGATTTCCCGCGTTTGAACGGGACATTTTGACTTTAGCCAAAGCCCTAGCCTGCCTATAATCAAGCGTCTCAGGGTGGAAGCTAGTGGAATTTACAACGCCTCGATTTGCAATGTCTGCATCATCAACCCATGAATCACAATCGACTTGATTGTAATTGTGCAAATCACTGTAATACTGCAAATCAATTTTGTTGATCGCATTTTCATTCTCGATAAAAGACTGATGCGAGTATTCAACAATATGGCTGCTGTCAATTGTAATTGACGGCTCGTAATCTTCCCCGGCAAACACAACAATTTCGCGTGCCTCGTTTTCGCAATACCACCCATCAAACGCGTCAATGATCGTCTGCTCGATCTCACTTGGCTTGGCACTGCTGGAATAGAGCATTGCGATTGTATAGCGCTTGCGCCCGTCCTCGTCACTTGTAGCAACTACCTCGTCACATACATCCGCTGCGTGAATCCACTTGTCGATTTGGGGTAGTATTCTGGTTGCGTAATCGTACCCACGCCGCACAATAAAGTAGTGCAGTAGCGCAAGCGCTGCGTTGTCAATGTTTGGCGTTGCGCTAACCCATGTGCTGCTGTCATATGGATCATGCGTAATATCCCTTGGGTCGAATAGATACTGCCCGTCAAAAACGCATGACAATTCAACATTGTCTCCTTGCGGATAAACATCAATGAACTTTTTTGCTTTGACAGGGCGCTTGATAAGATACCCGGAAACAACACCATCGCCTCGATGATCTTCCGTCCAAATCCCCGGAAGCTCCGAAATGACAGGAGCGAATGCGGTTTCTGTTGGAAGGCCGAGGTTAATTCCAGCAAGGACAACCCCGCCTTTGTACCTGCCATCCTCGCCTTCCTGCACAATTCCACCACTTAGAGTTTCTAAGTCATCGCCCATATAAATGCCGCGAAGATCATGCGCCTGCCCGTCTAAAAAGGCCATGACATCGACAGTGCTTCCAGTCGTGCTTGTCTCGAATAGTATAAGTGATCCAAAAACGCGCCGGGTTCCATAAAGGTAATTACGGACTGGCGTTGAATTTCTCACTTGACGCTCACTGGCGTCTGGCTTTGGGACTTTAGGAGAGAACAACGCAGTAGTCAGCGCCCCAGCCGCCACCGCAGCAATCGCAGCGACTACTACCCCGCCAACTACATAGCCTACCGCGATTGCCAGTGTTGTAATAATTGTTCCGATGAATTTACCCATTCGGGCTCCAATATCCTAAAATGTCATCGCTATCTGGCATAGAATAGAAAACCCCATGTTCGGATAGCGCGGCCCACCTACTGCCAGTATATATTGCGCCACATTCACCTAGGCCGCCGTCGAGTAATGCTTTTATAATGCCTACACTCCCTGCGGATAGGGTTTCACTGCACTCCCCCATTTCTGACGCCCATGCATTGCGCAAGCTCCCGAACTTAAGAATTTCTTTTACAGCCTCGCGTTTTGTAGAATAAGTGCCTCTGAATTTCTCTAAAGGGTCTTTTCCAGTTTCCGCGCTCCACCAATCAGCCGTGAATGTGCAGCAGTCGTGAACGCCCCATTCGAATTTCCGGCCCGCGCACGAAACTAGATACTCTGCCAACCCCATTATTTAGGCCCGAACCGTCTGGAAGCGCCTGCGTTTATTTTCGCAACGTGCGAGAAAAACTTGTCTGTTGGATGATTTCGCCTTTGGTCTGCGTCCGTGAAAAACGCGGGCTGCCGGTTGCTTCGGAATGTATCACTATTCCCCATGCCAACTGTGATGCTTCTGGTGCGGCCATTGTCGCTTGGGCCGCTGTTGATTGTTAGCACGTCAGCGACGCCCTCCCACTCCCACGCGATGCCAGAGACTATTTGCCAATCCTGATCGAACGCGACACGTCCAAACCTTGACCTCGCCAGATGTACACTAGCGCGTTCTTCCTCTAGTATCCGAATTGCTGTGTCTGAAATCCCGGACAAGCCAAACTCAATCCGCTGACTAACGCCGTTTACGAATTGCTTAATATCAGGGATCGACAGTAATTCAGCAGCACCTAGATACAGAGTATCGCTTACCATCAACTTCCCATGGCCCGTCCAAAGACGCACCGGTGTCTCTGTATCCATTTCAAACACAAAGCTATGTCGATAGACTGCCATTACTCACCGTACTGATTTGCGCGTGACATTGACTTAGGCGCATCACGCATGGATTGCTTGTACGACGCTACAAAACCAGCATCGGAGTATTTGTTGGCCCGTTGCAGGATCATTTGCGCGAATTGGTCATTCATAACCGCGCCCCTTGCATCAACATAAATGCTCTGTTGTGCGCGGCCATTGCCGCCCCCCATGCCCTTCGGGATGACGCTGATAGTCTCTCCCATCGAAACTCTGGCAATAGGCTTCCCGTTCAAGGATAGGCGGTTTTTGTCCGTCCCAGTCCTACCGCCAACAGTCATCGAACCGCCGTTCGACATTGGCAGCCCGTCGCCGATGCCCCCAACCTTGCCGATCTGGAATGATCCGCCATTAGACATCGGAATGCCGCCGCCAAGGCCAACAGCAGACATCAGGCTATTGACAATAAGCTGCTTGACTGCGATGCGGATCAAATCTGCGATGATCTGCTTAGCCACCCCTTTAAACACGTCGCCAAGGGATTTCGCGCCCATGATAGCATCGGTTAGGCCGTCCGTAAAATTGTCCAGCCCCTGTACTGCGATTTGCTCAAAGCTATCATTGATATTTGCGTTGGTTGCCTCAATTTCTTGCTTGTATTTTTCAAGCGGCGATGCGTTATCGCGGCGACTTACCTCTTTATTCGCAGCAATTCTAGCTTCAAGGTTTGCACGAGCTTGCGCCGCGTCCGTAATTTTACCTTCAGCAATTAACTGGTCTAAACTTTCCCGTTCAATATTGGCCTGAATTTCCAAAATGCGCTGGTCTATTTCGGCAATCTCTTTCCTGCCGGTGGCGATTGACTTTAGCGCCTCAAATGTTGCGGCCTCGTCCTGCATGGCGTCGATGGATTCTTTCGCGAGTTGTGCCTCCATTTTGCGCTTTCTGGCAATAGACTTCCATGACGCCTTAACGTCGCCGCTTTGGTCAAAAGAGCCATATAGCTTGTCAAGCGCGTCAATCTGCGCTTGCTTCTGCTTTGCATTTAGCTCCTTTGTTGACTTGATCGCTTCAGCCCTGTCCGTGTACTCTAGCTGATCGAGTTCCCTGCTGATTTCTAGGCGCTTCTCTGCGTCGGTTGCTACCTGCAATTCAGCTTGCAGCGTTTCGGAACGAATGCGCCTCAAATCGGATTGGTGCTGCGATTCAATTTCAGCCGCGCTAGGGCCTGTGTCTTTTACGCCCTTGGGGGTTTTGGTTTTAGAACCGCCTGCGTTTCCTGATGGGGAAGCGCCGCTTGACGTTATTCCGCCAATTTGCTCGCCACCCTT